TATATTCATAAACACAGGATTTGATAATATAGTTCTGAATGGAACAGATGGTTCTAGTACAAATGCTAATTCTAATATACGTGAAGAGGCTGGTTCATTTTTAGATCAACTTAACAATGCTACAGTCGTTATTGACACTTCTACCGAAGGTGGATTTGATTCAAATCAGTTTAAGTTCGATAGTGTACAAAAGACTTTTGACAGTACGATATAATATTTATAAATAGATGTAGATAAGGAAGAAATATGGCATATCAAGCATTAGAATTAGGAACTGCTGCAGATGACGGCACAGGTGACAGTCTACGTGTAGGTGGTGATAAGATAAATGATAACTTTGTTGAGGTTTATACTGCACTAGGTGACGGTGACGGCTTATCTAGTGGTATTAGTGCCTCTGCATCAATTATTACTTTAACAGCACCAATTATCGCAGAGATAGATTCTGGTACAACAATTACTCTTGATGCAGCTACAGATATTGTTCTAGATGCTGGTGGTGGTGATATTTTCTTCAAGGATGATGGTACAACTTTTGGTAGTGCAACCAATAGTTCTGGTAATCTTATTATTAAATCAGGCACAACTACAGCCGCAACATTTGCTGGTGCAAACGCAACACTAGCAGGAACTTTGGGTGTTGGTGCAATAACAACAACTGGTGCCTTTAAGGGTGCTGATGGTTATACTATTGGTAATGCTTCAGTTGCAGCTGTAATGACTCTTGCTTCTACGGGTATTGTAACATTCGTTGATGATATAATTTTGAAGGATGCTGCAACCATAGGTGTTACAAGTTCAACATCAGCCATATCAATTGCATCCACAGGTATTGTTACTCTAGTAGATGATTTAATTTTAAAAGATGCCGCAACCATAGGTGTTACAAGTGCGGCCACTGCTATAACGATTGCATCCACAGGTATAGTTACATTAGTAGATGATTTAATTTTAAAAGATGCGGCTACAATCGGTAATGCATCGGTTGCAGCTGTAATGACTCTTGCCGCCACAGGCATCGTGACCTTTGTAGATGATATAATTTTGAAGGATGCTGCAACCATAGGTGTAACATCATCAACATCGGCAATTACAATTGCTTCAACTGGAATTGTAACATTTGTAGATGATATACTTATTAAGGATGTTGGAACAATTGGTACTGCAACTACACCAGCTGCAATAACAATTGCTGCGAATGGTAATGTAACATTTTCTGGGACAATTACAACAAGTGCTGGGGCTCCAGCAACAGAAGGTGATGCTACAGCATTAGCAATTGCATTAGGATAAGTATTATAAATAGTTGAGAAAACGGAGATTAGAATAAAATGGCAAATACATTTAAGGTATTAACAATAGCAGATGTGGCAATTGACAGTGGCGCTTATAGTACTTTGTATACAGTTGCAGGATCAACGACAGCTGTTGTTCTGGGAATGAACATCTGTAATAAGATTGCAGCTGAAAGAGATGTTACGGTTAAACTCTCTAGTGATACTGCTAATAGAACTGGTGCAAACAATGCTGCAAACGAAGCCGTAACTCTTTTAAATGAAGTTGCTATTCCAGCAGATTCAAGTTTGGAAGTATTTGCTGGTCAAAAGATAGTATTAGAAACAACAGATGTTATAACAATTGGTGCTAGTGTTGCTAGTTCACTGGATGTGACATTGAGCGTAATGGAGATAACATAATATGCCGTATCTTGGTTCTGATCCTGGCGCAATTACAGATGCATTTACTGACACCTTTACTGGTGATGCATCTGACACAACATTTACGTTGACACAAGTATCAACTACTAATGCTGTTTTTGTCAGAATACATGGTGTTGTTCAGCGTAATGGGGTAGATTTTAGTGTTGATGGTACAACGATAACTTTCACTACAGCGCCTCCGGCTGCATCAAATAATGTTGTAGTACAATATTTTACGGCAGGTTCTATCCAAACAGTTGCTGACAATGCTATAACCCTTGCAAAACTTGCTGGTGGTACTGATGGTAATCTGATAAGCTTCGATGCTTCTGGTGATCCAGTAGCAGTAGCAACTGGTAATGATGGCCAAGTGTTAACATCTGCTGGTGCTGGTGCGCCTCCTGCGTTTGAAGCAGCAGCGTCAGTTGGCTGGACACAAGGTACGGAAACAGCAACAACTTCTGGAACATCATTCAACATTACGGGCATTCCTTCTGGCACTCAGCATATTATTATTAACTTTGAAGGTGTATCTGTCGCCGATACTAATATCTTATTACTTCAGATAGGTGATGCTGGAGGTATAGAAACTTCTGGGTACGTTGGTGAGATTGTACTAGCTACGTCTGGTACAGCCCATCTTACTCAGACCACATCTTTTCCCATGTACAGTGCTACAGCCGCCAATCTCATGAGTGGTCAAATGAATTTAACATTGAAGGATGCCGCTAACTTTACGTGGGTGTCAACACACATCATGGTTTTTGCCAATGATAAGACAGGTTTTGGTGCTAGTGTAAAATCACTGTCGGCTGAGTTAACTCAATTGACACTTTCTTCCAGTGGAACTTTTGATGCTGGTTCGTTCAACATTATGTATCAATAGGAGATAAAAATGAAAGATTTTATTGCAATAGTTTCTGTCTCTGGAGAGAATGTAACAAAATATAAAGATTTTGATAATGAGAATGCTGCAAAAGCACACGTAGCAACTTATGGTGGATTTGCCCAAGAAAGTGTAGGGGATATCATTGAATATTACAAAGTTGCAGACGGAAAAGCTACGTATAATACTGATAAAATTGCATCAGATAAACTATCTAGGGCATGGTCAGATTTACGTACAACAAGAGATGCAAAACTAGCAGAATCAGATTGGATGTCTTTTGGAGATAGTCCAGATATGTCAGATGCCTGGACAGCTTATAGAAAAAAATTAAGAGATTTGCCTGGCACACTAGATGATACAAAAGTGGTAAAAACAATTACGTGGCCAACTGAGCCATAATAATAAGACGGAGAATAATTAGATGACTGTAACCAAAGCAAATGCTGATGTCCTTGATTTAACTGATGCTTACGCCTTCACTGGGGCTGTTACTGGCACTTATGGTTGGGAATATGTTAGCTCTGTAACAGCCAGTGCGAGTGCTACTGTAGCATTTACTGGCATGACAACTGGGTATGACTATTTGATAGTCGCAAATAATTGTGTAAACGACACTGACGGTGTTTATAATCGAATAGAACTAGGCATAAGTGGCCCAACCTATCGAACGAGTGGTTATCGTAGTGGAGTTGGTTCGCATTATATAGCAAGCAGTTATGTTAGTTCTGCTAATATCACTGCTGACATTCGATTGAATAGTGTTACAGTTGGTAATGTTGGTACTGAGAGATATGATTTTGCTATGAATATTATTGATCCAGCCAATAGTGGAACTAATACAACTACATTAGGATTTTCTAATTTTTTTAGTACAGCTGATGTTATGATGGTGAGTCAAACGTATGGAATTTATACTTCCGATGAAGCACATACGGCATTAAAATTTTATACATCATCTGGAAATATTACTTCTGGGACTTTCAAACTTTATAAGAGAGCTAATGCTTAATTTATAGGATACTAAAATGGCAAGACATCATATGACAACAAAAGGAAAAGTACCTTTTACAGATGCAGAAGAAACAGCTCAAGATGCTATAGAAAAAACTTGGTCTGATGGAGCTCCTAGTAGAGCTTGGGCTGATCTCCGTACAGAACGTGATGCAAAACTTGCAGAATCAGATTACATGGGCAATTCTGATGTAACTATGAGTGATGCTTGGAAAGCCTATAGAAAGAAACTGAGAGATTTGCCTGGCACACTTAATGATGCGAAGGTAGTAAAAACAATAACTTGGCCGGACGAACCATCATGATAAAAATGGAGAAGAATAAATGCCATATCTAGGAAGAGCGCCAGCTGCCGTTGCTTTAGGTTCAATGGCTGTTGTTAATACAAGTTCAGTGCCAACACAAACATTGGCTGGTGCAGTCACAGGCGCAGATCAGATTGTCAGCGCGATTAACCTTAAAGATTACGGAGAAGTGACAAATGCGATTGGTGCTACAGGCGGTGGGACGCAAGCTATTGATCTTACTCTTGGCAATAGTGTTACTGCTACTGTGGATACTAGTGCTAACACCTTCACTTTTACTAATCCTACTGCTAGTGACGAGTTGTGTGGGTTCACGCTTGGACTTACCAACGGAGGATCACAAACTGTAAATTGGCCGAGTAGTGTCGATTGGACAGGGGCTACTGCTCCAACATTAACGGCTTCAGGCGTGGATTGGCTAGTTTTCTGGACGGTTGATGGTGGGACAATCTGGAATGGTAAATTAGTAGGAGCGGCCTTTGCCTAACTTCATAAGAGGAATGACGGGCGATAGTGGGACTGCCTTAGTGGAAGTAGGTAACTCTGCGCTCTACACTGGAACAGGGAATTGTTCTAAAGTGTTTGGCGTTGGAAATGCTAATGCTTATACCATCAGTGCGTGGGTTAGCCGTTGTAAGACTGTTAGCACCCAATCAATTTTTGCCGCATCCGTAGATGGTACGCATTTAGGACAAATCTACTTTGATGCAGAAGGTCGGATAAACTTCTATGAATACAACGCTGGTTTCGTTTGGCAGATGCAATCAACAGCCGTGTATGTGGACTTCGGATCATGGCATCACATTATGGCATCCTTCACTAATAACTCTGCAAGGATATGGGTTAATGGTGCTGAGATAACTGTTTGGGATGTTAATAACCCTCCGTCTTCTGAAAGCTCCACCTATATAAACAAGACGGGTATCACTCATTATGTGGGAGAACACGGTAGTGGTGGTGGCCCTCTTGAAAGCTATGTCGCTGAACTTGTATTTTTAGATGGTACAACGATAACTGACCCTACCTCCTTCGGCGAGTTCTCAACAGATGGCCTTTACTGGACGCCACTGGCTTCTGCTACAATTCAAGAACTGACATTTGGCACGAATGGTTTCTACTTTGCAAATTTAGTTACAGATGCACCTCAATTAGATTTTCAAGCTGGAGATGATAATACGATTTTACAGACACAAAATAAAACTCTTCTACATTTTGATGGAAGTGATGCTTCTACAACCTTAACTAATAATGCCTCTGGTTCAACAGTATGGACAGCAAATGCAAACGCTCAACTAGATACTGCTCAAAAGAAGTTTGGCACAGCCTCTCTGTTACTGGATGGTACAGGTGACTATGCATCTCATGCAACACTGGCTACGGTTGGAACGCAGAATTTTACTATAGATTTCTGGGTAAGACGTAATGGTGCAAATACGAATAATGCACTATTGACATGGGGAGGTGCTGGTGCTGATACAGGTTTAAGAATATTAACCAGCTCTGACAATAAGTTAATTGTGTCAACAGGAAATGCGGGGGTGGTTGGTACAAGTGATCATTCGACATCTTTACCCGATGCTACGTGGGCGCATGTTGAAATGGTAAGATCAGGAAGCACGTTATATCTTTTTCAAGATGGCGCATTATTAACTTCAAAAACAATTAGCTATAACTTCAGTTCTACATCAGAATGGTGGATTGGAGACGATGTTGCTAGTGCATCACCAGCCAATTTTAACGGATGGATTGATGAGGTTAGAGTTGTTATAGGAAATGCCGCACATACAAGTGGCTTTACTCCAGAGACATCTGCTTATTCAAATCCACCAACTGCAAATAATTTCACTAACAACAACACAGTAGTCACAAGTACGCATACGCCTACTAATATCTTTGCAACTTGGAACCCCTTACAGGGCTTAACTCAACCAGCGGGGCCGAGACGCTCCACGTTCTCTAATGGTAACCGTACTGTTAATGAGATCAGTGGTGCTTATAACAACTTTGCTATGTCTACTTTGCCAGCGAGTGCGGGTAAATATCAAGTTGAGATTACGTTTACCACACGAAGCGACAATTCTTACGTGGGGATATTTGAAGCGAGTGGGGGGCCGAGCAGAAATGAAAATCCAAGTCAATCCAGCCATCCACACTATTCCTATAAATCAGATGGCCAGAAAATCGGTAGTGGAACGTCGCTAACAGCTTATGGGGATGCGTATGGCACAGGCGAACGGGTCACGATGTATATTGACTTTGACGTTGGTGCAATCTGGTTCGCTAATGAGGGTGTTCTACAGAATAGTGCCACTTATGAAGAAATACAAGCAGGGACTACCGACAACGCAGCTTTCACTGGTATCTCTGGGAATTATGTGTGCCATTACTTCGCAGGAGATAGCGGTACTAATAACATGGTGGCTAACTTTGGTGATGAAGCTTATACAGACACAACGCCGACTAACTTCACAGCCCCAGAATGGAACACAACTAACATAGCCGCCACCACCACTCGAACCGTGAGTGATCCTTATGAGCATTGGAACAACGTGCTTTATGAGGGTGACGCTACAGACCCCCATGCTATTACTGGTGTTGGTTTCCAGCCTGATTTTACATGGATCAAAGACCGTGACGCTGTAGTTTCTCATTCATTACACCAAGCCGTTAGCGGTGCAACTAACTACCTATTAACTGATTCCACAGCGGCCTTAGGTTCAGCTAACAACGCATTAAACTCATTCGATAGCGATGGCTTTACTTTAGGTAATGATGGTTCTACTAACCAAACCAGAAGCTATATAGCTTGGTGTGCTAAACTTGGTGGTGCGCCTACTGCTACTAACAGTGCTGGTGCTGGAGCAACTCCAACTGCTGGCTCAGTAAAAATAGATGGTGTCAATTTAGGTTCTGCTTTGGCTGGCTCAATAGCCGCAACGAAAATATCTGCAAATACTACGTTGGGTATGAGTTGTGGGACATATACAGGCACGGGTTCTGCAAACGAAACCATTGCGACTGGGTTGACAGGTTGCGAAATGATCATAGTCAAGAGAACTGATACTACATACAGTTGGGCTGTTTGGCACTCAGGTCTCACTGATGATTATAGTTTGTTATTGAATACTACTGCGGCACAAGTCGCTAGTGGGTACTGGGATACATCTGGCAATACATCTACGCTGATTGAACTAGGTACGGACAGTGAAGCAGTAAATAAATCGGGGCAACCTTATTTTTTCATGGCCTTCGCTCCCAGCGAGTTCATTTCGCTAGGCAATTATGAGGGAAACGCTAATGCTGACGGGACTTTCGTTCCAACATTGAACAGTGTTGGTGTCCCTATCCAGCCAGTATGGGTTCTGACTAAAAATATGGACGCAACAGCTAGTTGGACTTTATTAGATACTTCACGAAGCCCTTACAATGTAGCAAATAAATATCTCCTCCTCTTCTTCTT